GCGGTCAGGCTGTTTATGTGAAGGCGGCGTCCACGGTGTCTACCTACATGGCGGTGTCCGTGCAGGTGGATAACAACGTGGTTCCGCTTACCACGACCAACTCGGCCAACAGTAAGGTCATCGGGTTTGCCCAGACCTCTATTGCCTCGGCCTACTACGGTTGGGTGCAGATCGGCGGCAAGCCGCGTGTCAACGTGCTGATTGCGTGTCAGCCCAACGTCCCGCTCTTTACCACCTCAACGGCTGGCTCGCTTGACGACGCCACCGTGACGGCGGGTTTGGTGGCGGGCCTTGTGGCAACCACCTCGGCGGCATCGGCTTCGGCACCTACCTGCGTTGCGGGCTACCCGCACGTTTGGACTGGCCCGACGAACGCCTAATGCAGCCTCTGGAGATCACGGTACAGGCGGCAGGGACGGACGAGGAACTGTGTTCCAATATCCGCTCGGCGCTGGCCCGTGGTCTACCAGAACTGACCCTCGCTCCCACCAAACACGATGGCAACATGGTGCTGGTGGCGAGCGGGTGGTCTATGCCTGACTACATTGACGAGATCAAAGCCCACCGCAAGGCAGGGCGACCGATTGTCAGTATTAAGGCCACGCATGATTACCTTGTCGCAAACGGCGTGGAGCCTGATCTGTGGGTCAACCTTGACCCCCGCGACCGCACTAGCGGCATCCAGCGGCTAAACGACCACACGACCTATATGCCCGCCTCGCGCTGCCCGCCCTCCACCTTTGACTACCTGAATGGCAAGAAGGTGTTGCTGTGGCACTCATGGGCGCCCGGGGCAGAGATGGAGGCGCTGGGGCCAAACAAGTTAGCCATCGGTGGCGGCACGACCTCGGGTCTGCGTGCCATCAACATCGGCTACATCCTCGGGTTTCGCAACTTCACGCTGTATGGCTACGACTCCTGCAACCGCGCAGACGGCCTCAAGCGCTTTACAGGCGAAACCACCGGCCCGTCGATAGACATTTTTGTGGGCGGCCCAACAGGCAAAAAGTTCAACTGCAATATGGCAATGGCCCAGCAGGCCAACGAATTCCAGAAGATTTTTGAGGTCATGCCCGATGTCACGCTAGACGTTAAAGGGCCGGGGTTGATTGCAGAGATCATGCGCGTGCGTAACGAGCAAAAGGTGGCGGCATGACGCTGCCCTCTCGCGTTCTCGGTAGCGGACTATCACAACTGTCCACCGTTGCCATTTGCGGCGATGGGATGGACGACATTGTGGCGGCGGGTACGTCGGCAGGCGATGCCACGCAACTCACGCATATTTACAATTCTATTGATACCGCACCCTCGGGTAGCGGTGTAAAATTACCAACGTCGGAAATGGGCGCGGTGATTGTGGTGGCTAACTCAGGGGCGCACAGCCTTACGGTTTACCCGCAAAACGGCAATACGATCAACCAAACCACCTCGGCAGTTATTGCAAAGGATCATACGACTTTGTTTTTTGCTGTATCTAATACCCAATGGTACAGCCTGAACGGTACGCGAACCTAAATCCCCACAGGAGAAAGGAAATGCTAGATAGCGACATCAACAACGCCGACGCCCAACTGCACGTTGAGTTTTACACCCGCGAGGACGGCCCAAAGAAGGGCAAGTCCTATGTGCGGATCATGGCCCCGGGAGACAAGACCAACATCATTGACCAGCCGGTACGCGACGATCATAAGCAGCGTTTCCCTCGGCAATGGTTGTATTACCAGATGCAGCAAAGCGAAAGCGCCGCCGAGCAGATCGGCACGCCGCTCACGCAATGGCATCGGGATTTCCCCGAGGATGTCAGCAAGGACATGATCGCGGAACTGAATATCCTCAAGTTTGTGACGGTGGAGCAGTTGGCGTTGGCCTCCGACAGTCAACTGCAGCGCGTGGGCATGGGTGCAACCGGGATGCGCGAAAAGGCGCGGATGTACCTTAACCGCAAGAACCGCAGCGAAAGCAACGAAGAACTGGCCGACACCAAGCGTCAGTTAGCCGAACTTCAGGCGCAGATGGCTGCCATGATGGACAAGCCGAAGCGCGGTCGTCCCGCAAAAGTAGTGGAGACATAGTATGGGCAGCACGATGGTTCAGTTGATTACGGAATGCACGCAAGAGTTAGGCATTCCGACCCCGACGACGGTGGCGGGGAATAACAGTCAGGACGTCGTGCAGTTATTGGCGCTGATGAATGCGTGCGGCTATGAGTTATTGCGCCGCGCTGATTGGCGTGAATTGACCAAGCAGCATACGTTTTACACCGAGGCGACGACGACCACGGGGACGTGGACGACCAGTAGTTACACGATTACGGGCATCCCCTCTACCGCAGGGCTATCGACCTCGTATCAGGTGCAGGGCGTCGGCATCCCGAACGCCACCTACATCACCTCTGTAGACTCCGCAACGTCGGTAACGCTGAACTACGCGCCGACCGAGGCGCAGGTTGGCGGTCAGTTGATTTTCCAAAAGGTCAAATACGACCTGCCCGCTGACTACAACAGCACGGTCAACCGCACCCATTGGGACAAGAGCAAGCGTTGGGAAATGCTTGGCCCCGAGTCCGCGCAGCAATGGGAATGGCTGCTCTCGGGTTACATTAGCACCGGCCCGCGTATCCGCTGGCGTCTCCTCGGCAAATACTTTCAGATTTGGCCGGGCATGAACGCAGGCGAACTTCTCGGCTTTGAGTACCGCAGCCGATCTTGGGCCGAAAGCGCGGCAGGCGTACCCAAGAGTTCGTTTACCGCTGACGATGACACTTGTATCTACCCAGATCGCTTAATGGTGCTGGGTACAAAACTCAAGTATTTTGAGGCGAAGGGCTTTGACACGACCGCCCTCTACCGCGATTACCTGATGGAATTTGAGACAGCGGTGGCGCAGGACACGGCAGCGGCAAACCTCTCGTTTGCGCCGCGCCCCGGCACCGTCCTCATCGGCTACGACAACATTCCTGACTCAGGATTTGGGACTGACAGTCAATGAACGTGGCCCCATCGTTGCCGCGATTTGATGCGACTGATGGTGTTTTCTCTAACGCCATATTCCGCAGCGATTTCGCGTTGAAGTCGGGTATCGGCGCGAATAGCCCGCACTTGCGCTTCAGTCAATTTGGCCGCAGCGCATCGCTCTCCGCAATTGGAGGTGCCATGTTTAATGCGATCCAATTGGTTATTACGCGGGGTGTCCCAGCGCAAATTTTCAAGGCGGTTATCCCACGGGTCACCGTTGTTATGACAGCACTCCATTCCTTGCGGGCGCGGGCCAACAAAAGCCGTCAGCACCAACGTGTGTGGGCGCATAATTTTTTGTTTGCCATTTTTCCACAAATTCATAAATGGCCGCGTGTCATAAATGTGTTTGGTGTATGCCTTAATGCGCCCAGTTTTAATGGAGCGTATGCGGCCATGATCCGAAACCTCGTACAACCCCTCAAATCCAACAATAGCCTTCCAGTTTTCCATAAGAATCCCCTTGGTATGACTATGGGGATGTTACCATAATGGCCTCGCCCGTTCGCAGACGGCTAATCCAAAGGACGAGCAACAACGTCGCCTCGTTGCCCGCGCCCGTGGGTGGCTGGAACGCCCGCGACTCGCTTGCCAACATGGCCCCAACCGATGCGGTGACGCTAGATAACCTGTTCCCGGGTGTCTCTAGCGTTGGCCTCCGTGGGGGTTATCAGAACCATGTGACGGGCATTACGGGTCAGGTCGAAACCCTGATGACCTACAACGGCGGCAGCACGGACAAGATGTTCGGCATTGCAGGCGGCAACATCTATGACGTTACGACCGCAGGGGTTGTGGGCGCGGCGGTAGTGTCTGGTTTGACCAACAGCCGCTGGGAATACGTCAACATCACGACCTCGGGCGGCAGTTACCTGTACGCCGCGAACGGCGTAGACGCGCCACGGCTCTATGACGGGTCATCGTGGACGGCGATCACAGGCGTATCTACCCCTGCGATCACAGGCGTCACGACGACAAGTTTGGTCGTGCCGACGCTGTTCAAAAACCGTTTGTGGTTTATCCAAAAGGACACGCTAAAAGCGTGGTATTTGCCCACGGCATCGGTCGGCGGTGCGGCAAACGTCCTAGACCTGTCATCGGTGGCGCGTAACGGCGGCACGTTGATTGCGATGGCAACGTGGACGATTGACGCAGGTTATGGCGTTGACGATAACCTCGTTTTTGTCACGGATCAGGGCGAAATCATCGTCTACCGTGGCACCGACCCCTCCAGCGCCTCCACTTGGGCGTTGATTGGCGTGTGGCAGGTCGGCTCGCCTATCTCGCGCCGTTGCGTAGCGAAATATGGCGGCGATTTGCTTGTCATTACGCTAGACGGGTTGATCCCGCTTGCCTCTGCGCTGCAATCCTCGCGCCTTGACCCGCAGGTAGCCCTGTCAGACAAGATACAGGGTGCCTTTGCAGCAGCAACGCGCCAATACAAGGGCAATTTCGGCTGGTGTTTGCTCTATAACCCGCTCAACAACGCCCTCATCGTCAATATTCCCGTCAGCACGGGCGCACAACAGCAGTTTGTGATGAACAACATCACGAAAGCGTGGAGCCGCTTTACAGGCTGGTACGCAAACTGTTGGGCGTTGCTAGACGACACCCCGTATTTTGGCACCAATGGCGTTGTCGCAAAGGCGTGGACGACGGATTACGCCGACAATGACACGGCGATCCCAACGCGGGCGCTGCAAGCGTTTAACTATTTTGAGACACGCGGTGTGATTAAGTATTTCACCCGTGGGCGTCCGACGATTTACAGCAACGGCGTTCCCGCCATCAGCATTGGCGTCAACGTAGACTTTCAGACCGCCGACATTGTGGGCGCGTTGTCATTTTCGCCCACGGCTTATGGGCTGTGGGATACGGGCCTGTGGAGCCAAGCGCTTTGGGGGTCGGATACGGTTGTGACCAACAACTTTGTGGGCCTACAAGGCATTGGGTACTGCGCTGCCGTTAACTTCAACAGCAGCAGCAAGAACCTGACGCTGGAGTGGGCCTCTACTGACATTGTGTACCAACTCGGATGGGCTGGCGCATCGTAAGCGGCCCCCATGTTGGGGCATGGGTCACGGCGCAGACAGAGGGTGCGTTTGACCCTAACCGCTCAACCGCTATCGGCCTTGAGCGTGACGGCAAGATCGTCGCAGGGACGGTCTACGAGAATTGGAACGGGCGATCCGTGGTTTGCCACATAGCGTGGGAACGGGTTACCCCAGCGTATATGGCGGCGGTGTATGACTATGCGTACAACGTCGCAAATGTTGATAAGATCATAGGGCCAATCAGCAGCAACCATACCCGGGCGCTCGCATTGGTCAGCAAGATGGGGTTTTCGGAAGAAGCGCGGATTAAAGGTGCCGCGCACGACTCTGGAGACATTGTTTTGATGACGCAGACACCCGATAAGTGTCGATACTTGGAGCCTCGGTATGGGCAAAAGATCGCCAGCGCCACCGCCAGCGCCTGATTACGCAGCGCTTGCCAAACAACAAGGACAGGAAAACCTAGAGGCGGCAAAGACCTCGGCAATTCTGTCAAATCCCAATATCATCACGCCTTACGGGCGGCAGCAGGTTGTTTTCAACTACGCCAATCAGGCGATGGGGCAACCGTCAACGACAGGTGCGCCCGCAGGCATTGCACCGGGCGGTACGCGGCAAAATTTTTATCAAAACATGATTGCATCAGGGGCATCCCCTGCTGATGCAGAGCGCGAAACCGCGTTCCGTTATGGCCCCTCCACAACCGGTGATGTTGGCGCGGCGTATGACGGAACGTACCCAAATCTGGGCGGCGCAGGGGGCGCAACAGGCGATGCGGGAACATTGGGATATTTGCAACCCACAATCATCCAAAGCGTGTCGCCGACCGCGCAACGCGCTATTGAGGCGCAAGAACGCGCTCAACTTGGGTTAAGTGAGGCCGCAGCAGGCGCAGCAGGCGGGTTGTCGCAACTCGGTATTGCCTCGGCCTTTAGACCAGAGGGCATCCCCGGTTTGCGGTACGGCGTAGATTACGCAGGCGCGGTAGCGACCCCGGGCAGTTACATTCCGTATCGCGGCGAAGCCGGTTATGTGGATATGGGCTTTGCAACGAGCGGTCTGCAAAATGCGCCCGGCGCTCAAGGCTTTGCGCCGCAAACTAGTTTTTATACCGAAGGGCTGCCAGCGCAGATCGGGACAGGTGAGCGAGCCGCAGGCGGCCCTGCCGCGCCCGGGCTTGC